GCTCGAATCACAACGAGCTACTTGCTACGTGTACCGCGACACATTCTTCAACAAGAAGGAATGGGCGGTAGTGAAGTGGCGGATGAACGAAATATCCGCTTTGACCTACGCTAAGGGACGCGAAGTGAGCAAGATCATGGATCAAGCTCGTCGCACCTGTGCGGGTTTTACCTCGCAAGAGGCACTCGCGACCCTCTGGGAACTTCTCCCATGGTCCTGGTTCTATGACTGGTTCGGAAACGTTGGGCAAGTAATTGCCGCGTCGAACAACTCAGTCGGAGCCTACCCAGTCTCCATTTGCTTTATGAGGCGGACAGAGTCGAAGTCGACTTACCGTCTTAAGAGCAAGAGTTCCTGGCTGAATATTTCTACTTGGCCAGGTGAACTGGAGATCAGGAAGGGGCGCTGGTTAGTGCCCCTGATTGGTTACACACTCCCTACAGTTGGAATGCCGATCTTGGAAGGTCGGCATTGGTCGATTCTAGCATCGTTGTTTGCCCTAAAGGCATTCCCCGCAGCAAAAGGCGGGCCTGCGTTCTATCGTTCTGAGCGCCTCCTTTCAAATGGCGCGAAGATGATTATCCGCAGTTACGGTCGCTAGACGTTACCCTAAACTGATTCTACGATCTGCATGAAGGACCGTCCAAGGTCCAATGCATTTGTCAGGCTTCGGAGCCTGGCGCCTGAGTCGGAAGGGTTTCTAAATCCTCTGGCGCTGCCGGTATTTTGCAACCGGATGCGCTTTTCACCAAATCCTGTCTGCGTGGGTTACATCGTGGCCGGACGGCATTGCGCCGGTAAGGCCTCCCACCTCAGGTATTTAGATACGAGGGAACTGACAACATGATCGGAAACACGATCACTATCACCGTGGGGGTGACCGCGAAAGTGCTCACTCTCATCAACCAGGACGCTTACGCTTCGGAGTACATGTTGAAAGACTCCGCGTCCGAATTCCGCCTGCGCATTCGACATTCCAAGACGAAAGCGACGGCGACCCGTGTTGCGATGGACCGACACAACGTCGAGCTCATCGAGACGGTCTACGCTGCCGGCGACGTGCCGGAGTTCGACCGCAAGTTCTACTGGGTCATCGAAAACAAACCCGATGATCTCACCAGCAGTGTTGCGAACGTGGATGCGATGGCCGACAAGGCTATCGCTAGCTCCAATGCGTTCCTCACCCAGCTCGTGAACTGGGAATCTTGACACGGTCTGACGGATGGACCCTTAAGCGGCAGGCTTCGGCCTGTGCGTACTGGGTGTTTCTGCTCATGGCTCTGGGACACTTCAGCCCGTGAGGGCCATATATGTCTAAAAGCCACGAGTGCGGGGGCGAGCGCGAGCTCGCCCTCGGTCAGTTGAGCAAGGTGTACCGGGCGATCTTCAGTGACGCCAAGTACGCCTATCCCGACATAGAAGAAGCGTTTTGTAAAGACGAAGCGCGGCTTCTACGCTGCATCGAAAAGGCGGGCATACGAGTTCTTCTCGTTGATCTGCCAGCCTTGGGCAAGCACCTTGACAGGTGCCTGTCTCAGGGAGCGTACAGATGTACCGGGCTATGCCTTGGAGGCAAATGCCCCGGACACGTACAATTACCTTCTTTCTTGAAGGAGCTGTACTTACGCGTGTTCGATGCTAGCGGCAGCCTAAAAGGAGACTACGATGTACAGGCTATCTTCTTTCTTCGCCAAATACTATATGGCGCTAAGAAAACTCGCCTGCAATGTAGCCAGGAAGCTATCGACGACGAAGTCGAGGCTTTCCTCGAGGTGGACATTGCTTTACCTGAGCCAGACTCGTTCTGGTCGCAGGAAGCTCCGCACGGAGCAGAGATTGTTGAGGTTTATCGCGGATTCTCCGCGAGTCCCCTCTACTCTGCGAAAGTGCAAGGATTGCCCGCTGAGAAGCGGGCAGACGCCACCCGATTCCTTCGTGCGCTAGACTTCGTGTCCGGCGCGATGACGACCACTCTTGGTCCGTATTCGTACGGGGAGTGGGAGTTTAGGCACGGTCCAGGTGCGATTTCAGTCAAACCAGCGTCAGGAAATAAATACTCCTGGCTCAACTGGTCACCCAGACTGGAGTCCGTGTTTCCCATAGCCGACTGTGGATTTCACAATTGGCTTGCATGGATTGACCACATCGTCTCGGGGGACCGAATCGGGTATACAAATCCCGGTTCACCCCTGAACTCCATGATGGAGGATGACGCTGCTACTTTCGGCGAAACTGAGCCGAGCAGCCGATTGATTGATGTGCCGAAGACCCTTTTGAAACCGCGGCTTATCGCTGCGGAACCTTGCGAGCATCAGTGGTGCCAACAGAACATGTGGCATTACTTTCGCACGCGCGTCAGGGATACCTGGGTAGGCAACTTTGTCCGTTTCACGGATCAGTCGCTGAACCAGGAGCTCTGTCGTAAGGGCTCGGAGGATGGCACGCTCTCAACTACAGACCTCTCGTCTGCTAGCGATCGTGTCACTTGTCACGCGGTGGGCCAGCTTTTCCGGGGAAACCTGGGATTGCTTCAGGCCCTTCGTGGAGCACGTACCCGTTTTGTGGACGTGGAACTGGCAGAGTGCCGGTTTACGGTCCCGCTGAAGAAGTTCAGCACGATGGGTAGCGCTTGCACCTTCCCTGTAGAGAGTTTGATGTTCTTGTGCATCACGTTAGCAGCGGTTTTGGCAACTCGCCGAACCAAGCTTTCCGTGCACGCCATTGAACAATTGAAAGGGGAGGTGGCCGTCTTCGGGGATGACATCGTGTCACCCGTTGACAGTCGGGAGCTGTTAGAGTGGGGTTTGGAGGCTCTTGACTTCCGAATCAACCGAGACAAGACTTTCTGGGAGGGATCCTTCCGAGAGTCCTGTGGCGTTGACTGCTATGCTGGCATCGACGTGACACCAGCGTATTATCAAGGCCCACTCTACGAGTCGAGACCCGAGACCATAGCGGCGGCAGTGGAGGTTAGCAATAACTTCTACAGGCGGTTCATGGTTAGAACTGCCAATGCCGTTGCATCGACCCTGCCGCGCCGCACCAAAACAAAAGGTGTGGCGCTGCTGCCAATGGTTTCAGGTTGCGTCGGTCTAAAGTCGTTTGTGGCTCCCCAACCAGGAGCTAGGTATGGCGGATCGCACCTTCGGAAGAGGGTGAATCGCCACCATCAGACGACAATGTTCGAGGCCTTCGGCATGTCTGCCGATTGTCCTAAGACACAGATCGACGACCCAACTGCGTTCCTCCAGTACTGTACTGAGAGGCCGCGCCCGGATACCAAGTGGTGTTCAGGCGTGACGCAGCGTCCTCAGCCTAAGGAAAGGCTGATTGCCCTGGGGGTGGAGGCGTGGTCCAGCTCAAGACCATAAGTATCCACCCC